TTAAGTTAAAGAATCTACGCTCGTCATCTCTAATTTCTTGGTTACTGTTTACCATTGCTTGTAGTGCTTGTACTACTGACTTACGCTGTGCGTTACGTCCAAAGCTGCCTGAACCGTCAACGTTATTTGCTGATTCAGTAACCCAACGATTTGGATTATATGCTGCCATTGATTCGTCACCGTTGCGGCCATTGTTTTGACCAACTGCAATATGGTTACGAACAAAACGCTTAACATTAAAGCCAGAACGTCTTAGGTTCCATAGTAGCATACCTTTTGGATACAGTGCTGGATCTGGTGCATCTGGATCTAAGTAATCACTTTCTAGTAAGTCTTCGATATCAGCTGCAACAACATCTGCGCCTGCTGTGCTCCAACGTGCATCTGCAAATAGAATTCCGTTTTCACTTGTTTGGTCACCTTTGTCAATTAAGTTCCATGCACTTAGTCCTGCGTTCCAACGATAGATAGTTGGAAAGTTTTCTAAATCGCTTGTGTCAATCCAAAGATCATTATCTTCAATAGCTGAACCGTCTGCTTGTGCTGTTGGTTCACTTGCTGCAACGATAGGACCCATTGTACTTCCAAATGCGTTTTTGTAACCTTGCCATGTTGTGCCATTATGATACATAATGTCAACTTCGTCAATTACTGAGTTGTACCATACTTCGCCATCTGCTGTTAGCGTTGTTGGTTCAGTTGCTGATGCATCATATGCTAATGTTTTCCAAAGTGTTGCAGTCCATGTGCCTGTTGCGTTTGGATCATACATGTTTACAGTTGTTGAACTATCATTGACATCATATGGTGCAAATCCATACTCTGCTAGTGCGCCACTTGTATCTGCTAAAGTAAAGTCACCGCCTAATTTATGGCTTATTACAACTCTATTTTGATCTGTAACACTTGCAGTTACATTTGTAAATCCTGCATTATTGATAGCTGCTGCTAACAACGCTGCATCGCCTGTGCCGCCTGTTGGCGTCCAAGTTACTGTTTTAGGTGTATCTAATACTGCTGAACCTGCTTTAGTTTCTGCAATATCTGCTGTTACTGTTGCTGAACTTACTTGATCTGCAATCACCTTTGCACTAGTAATTGTAGTTGCGCCGGTTGCTACTCTTCTGTAAATTTTTGCACTAGCTTCAACTGGTGATGCATCACTTGCATTTACTTTTGTATATAAAGCGCCAACTTCTAAGTTACTTCCGTTTCCGGTAGAATCAAGAGCATTTAATGCTGCTGCATTTGAAGTATACACTGGTGCTGCAACAGTTGACCATAGTGCAGTATCTGCACTGTAGTATTTAATGTTCCAGTTTGCGCCGGCGTTTGGTGTAGTTGTTTTCATCCAAATACTACCTGTTGGTGCTTCTGCTGCTTCGCCTGTTTTAAATTCAGGAACACTAGTATGTGGAGCAATTTTTAGTGCAGGAGCGTTGTATGTTCCTGCTGTAAGACCTAGTGCTACAAACTGTGTCCCTAGCGTATCTGCTAATACAATTGCTGTGCCTTCACTAAAGAATTCTAATACTTGTGTATTAGTATTGTGCGTTACTGTAATACCTGTTGGTGCTGCTGCTGTCATTGCCAAAGCAACAGCAGTTAGATCATTAGTATCAGATAATGCAACTGGATTTCCGTTAATAGTAACAGAACTATCTGACGCTGCTGGTGTAGCTGCTGCAACTGTTGAAACAACTGTTGGCCAACTTGCTTTCCATTCTTCCGAACCTACTTGTACCCATGCACCTGATATATTCTTATAAAACATTCTGTTCATGTTGTTTGCTGTTACTACAGCATATGCTCCAATGCCGCCTACCGCCGCTGCTGGAAAATCGCCATTTAACTCGCTTGCTTTGTTTACTACAATCGGATCAATAGCTGTGAAGCTTTGTCCGCCTGCTGTTACTGCTGCTGCATTCCACTCTAGTAAACCGTAGCTTGTGTTTTGTGTATCTAACCAGTATGCACCGTCTACTGGTGTGCCGCCTGGAGCGTTTGCACTTGGTGCAAGTTTTCCTAAATCAAAGTCTGCTCTAACAACAAATACCTGGTTAGTTACGCCTAGTAACGAGTATGCTGTTTGCAAACCGTATTCGTTTAATTCACTACCGTGAATCATGTTTCCGCTTGTGTCTGAATAGAAACTTGGATCTCCAAATAGATCTCCTAAGTCTTTCTGACTTGTTAGTAAAAATGGAACACCTGCATTTGCTTTTGTTGTTCCTGATGCAATACCCGTCCCTGCTGAGTTAGTTTTATTTTCCGCAGTTGCAACAAATATCATCGGTACAGTACCAGGTGCGCTTGGAGTGTAAAAACTCTCATCAATTACCTGGACCTCTACACCTGGTGAGACTAATGCCATCATATTTCTCCTTATAAGGTTATATCAAATGTATTTATGCTATTTTTATAAAATAGACAGTTTAGCTCGCTGGAAAAGGGACCGAAAAGGTATGATAAATACAATATGAGACCATTATGTATATGTAATCAAAGACCTGCTGCTATAAACTATATAAAAGAAGGAAAAACGTATTATCGCAAAAAATGCGAAACATGTTTAAAGCATGGCATAATAGGCTACGGCATTCCTAGATGGGTTATGTCAGGTTATGAGAAAAAAACATATTGCGAAAAATGTAGATTTAAATCTGCGCATCACGAACAATTCAATGTATATCATATTGACGGAGACTTACAGAATTGTCGACCTAGTAACTTAAAAACTGTATGTGCTAATTGCCAACGCATTATCCAGAAGGAAGGGTATACATGGCGACAAGGAGACCTTACTCCAGATTTTTAGGTTGACAAAATACTAAAAGATGTTAGTATTAACTATAGGCAATAATAGAGGCTAACATGATTTTATATTTAGATATGGACGGTGTAATTGCAGACTTCTTCGGAGGTCTTGAATCCTTTTACGGAGTTGATCATTGGAAGAAACTTCCTAATAAAGAAAAAGCAATTACTGATTTAAAACACTCAAACTTTTTTGATATACTTGAGTTATTTCCAACATCAGTGGAACTTGTAAATTTTGTTAGAGATCTTGCTGGTGATAACTATGGCATTTGTTCAAGTCCGTTGAGAGGTGATCATCAAAATAGTTCTTATCACAAACGTGTATGGTTGACTAGGCACGGCTTTATGCCGCAAGTACAACATCTAATCTTTACAGGTCAAAAAGAGAATCATGCAGTTGATGACTTAACAGGAACTCCAAATATTCTTGTTGACGATAAGCCAACTAATATTGCCAGATGGATTGAAAAAGGCGGTATTGGTATTAGGTATCAAGCAAACGAAGATAGCTTGAATGATCTAAAAATGAACTTACAAGCAGTATACAAGGATTAACATGGCTATTGATTACAAATTTAACGAACGAGAACTAATCGAAGAGTTTCAAGAATATATTGACTCTACATACAAAGGCCATTATGCGCAGAATAAATTTCAGTCAACTGAAGTAATCATTGAGCGTGGTCATGGTACTGGGTTTTGTATGGGCAATGTCGACAAGTATTCAAATAGATACGGTCGAAAAGGTAGTAAAGACGATGCACGTAAAGACTTAATGAAAGTGTTGCACTACGCACTTATTCAGCTGTACATACACGACAACGATCTTTAACCAATTACAAAGCTGTAGCCAGCGCCGCCTGCTACTTGTTGCGAAACTTCTTGCTCTAACTTATCCATTTCACTTTGCGCTTCTGCTTTAAGCGTATCTCCGTTTAAGGTAGAACCACCTTGTGGTCCAGCAATAGTAGCAAACTTTGAACGTGCTTCGCCTAACATATATTTACAATTAGCTAAAGTATAATCTTTAATCCACTGTTTTGTAAGATAGTCGTTTAATAATTCTTCGTCTGGTCTATAATTATAACAAAATAACATTAAGTTTTCTTCAGCATGTGGTCTTTGTAGAATAGTTAATTTCTTTGTTGCTGTATTCCATTTAAATTCAATATGTGATCCAAACATTCTACCTACTAATTCTTGGTACTGACTAAACATATCATACGTTGCTAGTCCTCCCATTTTACTTGCTGATAACAAGTACGCATTTGTATATGCTAAATTAAACGGTTCGTATAGTGATCCACCAGTGCCGCCTTGTGTTCTAGCACCTACAGTTCTACGAAATATCTGTCTTACTTCAATAACTTCTTGTGGTAGTGTATAAACGTTTTGATCTACAATTGTAGGCATAAACATATATGATTCTTCAACAGAATTATCACTACGCTGTCTAAATCTTGTCAATGCCTTTGTAAGTGCTGTTTCGTAGTGTATAGGATCGAGCTCTACGTCAACCATACCACCTCCTAAGAAAGCAGCTACATAGTCAAAGACTTCTTGTTTTTGTGTTGATAAATTAGACATTTCAGTTCTCCAATAGTATTTATCCTACGGATAAATATGTATATGCCAAGACTGTCTTTATATAAACCCGAAAAAACAAATGATTTCCATTTCCTTGACAAACAAATCGCGGAGATGTTTACTGTAGGTGGCACTGATATACACATCCACAAATACTTAGGATCTGGTAATTTACCAGAAGGTGAAGCTGATGCTGTACAACCACAGTACGATGCATTAAATCCTACTAACATACAGGACTTACTATTTTTAGAAAATAGAGATAGAAAATATGATGTAGATGTATATACGCATAGAGCTATCTATAATGTACAAGATATAGACTTTGATCTAAGTCAGTTTGGATTGTTTTTATCAAACGATACACTGTTTATGACTGTACATATTAATAGCATTGTAAAGACTATCGGACGTAAGCCGTTAGCAGGCGATGTAGTTGAATTACCGCATCTCAAAGATGAACATGCACTAAATGATGCATCAGTTGCTCTAAAACGTTTTTATGTTATTGAAGATGTAAGTCGTGCAAGTGAAGGATTTAGTCACACGTGGTATCCGCATTTATACAGATTAAAACTAAAACAAATTTACGATGGCCAAGAATATAAAGATATTTTAGACTTACCAGCAGATGAAGAATCAGATACTACATTACGTGATGTACTTAGTACCTACGATAAAGAAATGCAAATTAATAATGCTGTGATTGCACAAGCAGAGGTCGATGCACCATTGTCTGGATATGAAACTAGTCATTTCTATACCGTTGAACGCAAAGAAGACGGAACAGTTGCCCTAGAAGAAATTGATGGAGAAAACCTCACTAGCGAAATTATAAACAGTGTCGAAGGTAGAGAAGGATACAGTGGTTATCTTGTCAACTACGGCGACGGTGAGCCGCCAGTAGGTAATGTATTTGGTAATGGTATACAGTTTCCTACAACAAACGAAATCGGTGATTACTTTTTACGTACCGACTTTTTACCTAATAGATTATTTAGATATGACGGATCACGTTGGCTCAAGGTAGAAGACAATTTACGTGAGACACTAACAAATAACAACAACAGACAAACACAAAAAGCAGGATTTATTAACAATACAAAGCAAAGTCAGATCGGTGGCGAAGCAGTTAAAGAAAGACAGAGCTTATCTAAAGCACTTAGACCAAAGGCGGATAATTAATGCAATTTTTTTATGATGGACAGATAAGACGTTATATAACGCAATTAATGCGCCTAATGAGTAATTTTCCTGTTAAGTACGGCGACGGTACAATCAAAACAGTGCCAGTTATGTACGGTGATCTATCAAGACAAGTTGCTCATCTTATCAAAGATAATTCAGAGAATAAGTTACCAAGTGCGCCTAGAATGAGTGTGTACATTACTGGATTAGAACAAGACAGAGATCGTACACAGGATGCTACATTTATTGATAAATTAAATTTAAAAGAACGTGAGTATGATACTGATACTGGTAGCTATCTTAATACACAAGGTAAAAATTACACAGTAGAACGCCTTATGCCTGCTCCTTATATGTTAAGAGCAAATGTAGATGTATGGACATCAAATACAGATCAAAAATTGCAAATTATTGAACAAGTTGGTGTTTGGTTTAATCCTACACTAGAATTACAAACAACGGATAACTTTGTAGACTGGACAAGTATTACTACGCTTGAATTAGAAAACATTAATTGGACAAATAGAACTATACCAATGGGTTTAGAATCAGAAGTTGATATTGCGACACTAGGGTTTAAGATTCCGATTTATATCTCACCTCCTACTAAAGTAAAACGCTTAGGTGTAATACAAAATATTATTACTAGTTTATTCGACGAAGAGTCAGGTAACATCGAAGAAGGTATTACCCGTCCACAGACTAATGCATACGATGATAGTATTACTGCCGGTGTTACAGAAAACGAACACGGACGTAAGGCTGTAACAGAATCAACAGATCAAATGGCAAACGTTAACTATCTAAACTATCCTATATATGTAGAAGGCTCTACAGCAAAAATAATTAAACGCGGAGTAGTAGGTGGCATAAGCTGGAGAGATGTAGTGGAATCTGCACCAGGATTTTATCAAGCTGGATTAAGTAAAGTCTTCGTTAATAATAAAAATTCATCAGCAACTGTCACAGGAACATTTAGTCTAAATCCTATAGATGATAATATGATATCAATAAATTGGGACATGGACAGCTTCCCGCAAGATACAATCATACCTGGACCTACGGGTGACAGAACAAGTATAGATTACATTATTGATCCGTTGACCTTTAATCCTACTACAATTAAAAATGCAGGTACACGTTTATTGCTGTTAGATGATGTTGGAAATGCTGACTCAGTTGAAGGTCCTGCTGCTTGGCGTAACACTGATAATACAAACTTTGTAGCAAGTGCAAATGACATCGTTGAATGGGATGGTGCTAAATGGCATATTGTGTTTGACGCAAGCGAAGCAACTACAACTACATATACTACAAATCTAAATACAAATGTGCAATATAGATATAGCGATAGTAATTGGTTACTAAGCATTGACGGTGAATATCCAGTAGGCACTTGGAGAATACAGCTGGAAGACTAATTACTTTTATGTCCGAGATAATTTGTAGTGGTGCTCTTTTTTATACGTTAAACACAAAACGATTTTTACTGCTTTATAGAAAAAATGGTAAACGCAATAACCAATGGGGTATTGTAGGAGGCACTAACGAAAATAAAGAAACACCGTGGGAAGGCTTACAAAGAGAAATTATCGAAGAAGTAGGTGCATTACCTGAAATTATAAAAACTATTCCTTTAGAAACTTTTATATCATCAGATGAGAAATTTCAATTTCACACATATTTGTGTTTAATTAACGAAGAATTTATTCCACAATTAAATAACGAACACGACGGATATGCATGGGTTGGTTACAATAACTGGCCAAAGCCGTTACATCAAGGTTTACGTAATACTCTAAATTCTAAAACAAATAGAACTAAATTAGAAACAATATTCGAAATAGCTGATCTGTTTTAATTATTAATAGTAACCGTAGACGAAATTTCTGCTATAACATTTGTTTGAACAGGAAGAGTAATAGTTACAGTATCTGACGGAATATCTACCATTACTAATCCTTGTATGTCATTACCTGAACCAGTAACTGTTACAGTGCGCTGAAATGACATTGTAGTAACATCCCATCCTGTAGTACAATAATAATAGTTTATTTCATTGTCCTTACTAATATACACATGATTACCGTTATAATCCACAAAAATGCCTTCATGTCCTGTTTTACCAGTTGCAAAATAATTTCCGTATGTCCAACTATTAGGATCGTTCCAAGCATTTCCGCTCCATTCAACAATAGTATCTGTAAATGTTCCGCTTATATCACTACTAGCAGCGAGAACAAATGCTTTTGTACCATTAGGTCTTACATGTATGCCTCTAGAATTGCCCATATTAGGACTGCTTGTAGAAATTGATATAACCTCTCCAGGGGCTACGTTTTGAATGTTAGGTGTAAAGGCAGAAATTGTATATTCCATTATGTCATCTAAATTACTATCAACTGTCCAAAGTCTTGTTCCAGTATCACTAAACCAAAAGCCCTGCACTCCTGGACTGTTATGAGTATTATAGTGGCTAAAGTACGCAGTGGAATATGTAGCTGTGGTTATGTCATACGGAGTAGAAAGATTCCATTTAAAGATCCTATCTTTACTATTATCAACTATAAACAACCTATCACCGTCATTGTCAAACTTTAGATCATTCATAGTGTTAAATCCACCAGTAGGAGTTGGTAAAGTATGAACATATCCAGCACTCCATGTGGTTAAGTCTTGTGAAGCATTGTATACATATATTCTTTCAGTTGAGCCTGACTGATAAGTCATGAACATTTGTATGTCAGTGTTTACTATTCCTGT